ACATATGGACTATACTATTAGATAAAAAATTAAATGGTGCAATCACTCCCGAAGAAGTTGTGGCTTGTATGATAGGTGTCAAGGTTGCTCGTCTTGCCGAAGACATTTCGAAGGACGATTCTTGGACAGACGTTATAGGTTATGCAGCACTTGGTGGAGAAATTATAAATGACAAATCATGATCAATATCATTTACTAGATCAAGACATAAAAGATGTGTCTTGGGGTAACATAGATTCAGATTGGGAACCACCTCAAACACTTCCAGATTTGTCTCAACACAAAACAATAGCTATTGACTTGGAAACCAAGGACACAAACCTTCTAAAGCTTGGGCCTGGGTGGACAAGAAAAGATGGACACATAATAGGTATTGCCGTTGGTGCTGGAGAAAGTGCTTGGTATTTTCCGACAGGTCACAAGGTAGGGAATATGCCAAAGAATGCTGTTTACAACTGGCTAAAAAAACTTTGTGAAGACACAACTATTACTAAAGTATTTCATAATGCTTTGTATGATTTAGGTTGGCTTAGAGCAGAAGGAATAGAAGTGAAAGGTAAGATCATAGATACTATGATTGCAGCACCTTTACTAGATGAGAATAGAAAATGGTATAATCTTAACTCTCTTGCTCGTGATTATTTAGGAGAATACAAAGACGAAAAATTATTGAAGTCTGCGGCAGATGAATTTGGTGTGGATCCTAAGTCTGGAATGTGGCAACTGCCACCTAGATATGTTGGTAAGTATGCTGAACAAGATGCTTTAATAACATTAAAGCTTTGGGAAACATTAAATAAAAAAATAACACAACAAGAATGTACAAGTATCTTTCAACTAGAAACAGATTTGCTTCCTGTTCTTTTTGAGATGAAAACAAAAGGTGTTCGTGTTGATGTAGACAAAGCACAAGAAACTAAAAAGGAATTAGCTAAACTAGAAAAATCTCTTGTGGATGAAATAGTCAAGGAAACTGGTGTCACGGTTGAACCTTGGGTCGCCACATCTGTAGCAAAAGTCTTTGATGCTGTGGGACTTTCTTATTCTCGCACAGAGAAGTCCGGGGCTCCCATGTTTACAAAACAGTTTCTTGCAAACAATCCTCATCCAATTGCACAGAAGATTATAAAGATCAGAGAGATAAACAAAGCCAATACAACTTTTGTTGATACAATTCTTGAACATTCTCATAACGGCAGAATACATTGCGATTTTCACTCCTTGAGGTCTGATGGTGGTGGAACTGTTACAGGTCGATTTAGTTCAAGTAACCCCAATTTGCAACAGATTCCTGCACGAGATCCTGAGATCAAAAAATTAATTCGTGGCTTGTTTATCCCGGAGGAGGGCCACAAATGGGGGTCTTTTGATTATGCATCACAAGAACCAAGATGGCTAGTGCATTATTGTGCTACCTTGACAGGTGTTGATAGACATCCACAAATAGACGACGTTGTTAAAATGTACCATGAAGGTAACGCTGACTTTCATCAGATGGTAGCAGACATGGCTAACATTCCCAGAAAACAAGCTAAGACAGTTAATCTTGGTATCATGTACGGTATGGGTAAAGGTAAGTTAGCTAATGTAATGGATATAGATATAGATGAAGCTTCATCACTTTTAGAAACATATAATAGAAAAGTTCCTTTCCTAAAATCTTTATCCGAAAAAGCCATGGATCGTGCTGCGAATACCGGTGTCATACGAACATGGTTAGGTCGTAAGTGTAGGTTCGATATGTATGAACCTGTGTCTTATGGATACAACAAAGCATTACCAATGGAAGAAGCCATAAAAGAATATGGAAGTAAAGGCAGAATTAGAAGAGCCTTTACTTACAAAGCCTTGAATAGATTAATACAAGGTTCAAGTGCAGATCAAACCAAGAAAGCCATGGTTGAATGTTACAAAGAAGGATTGTGTCCAACTTTAACTGTGCATGATGAACTTTGCTTCAACATAGAGAATCAGAAACAAGCAGACAGAATTGTTGAGATAATGACTACTTGTATTCCAGAACTAAAAGTACCTTTCGAGGTAGATATGGCTCTTTGTGATAATTGGGGCGAAGTTGATTAAAGACCAGACTTTACGAACATATCTAATTCAGGCATTAGCTCTTCCTCTGGCTTCTCATTTTTGAAAATGTCATAAGCATGAGAGGTAATGTTAGATCTGTTTAGACCTATGTCCTTCAATGTTGCATCATCCAAACTATTTAATGCACTAACTGTTCTTGCTATTTTGTAATTGTAAAACCATTTTGAAAACATTTGTTTCTCCTTTTCTGATTTTACTTATAATTTATTTCTATTTAATAGAGAACAGGTCAAAAATGAAAAACATTCTTTCCCAAAAGGCATGAATCGACGTTAGCCTATTAAATTTAAACACACAAAAAAGAAGACTGTTCTAGGTAGGAATCATACCAGAGATATTCGTTTTAACGATTCTGAGCCATCTGAGAGCCTCTTTTTTTCAGTGACTTCATGATTTTGGTACGTTTATCGTCAGATAAGCGTGACCAGACAGAAATTTCACTCAATGTTCGAAAACAACCAATGCAAATACTATTTACTATTTTGCACACGTTTCGGCACGGGCTTACAATACGCTGTGATCTTTCTATTCTTGTCATCTGGATATGGGATCTCTGGTTGTCTGTTTAGTTTTCTTGCAAAATACAAGCAGTCATTCACATTTTCGAATGTTTGACTTTGATTAACAACAACTGTGCCTATCATGTAAACTAAAGCAAATTCTATCATTCATCTTTTGTCTTCCAAAAGTATTCATCTGTATCACCAAGTCTAAACTTCTGTCCATTTTCAACCTGGTATTCCATTGTACTTACTTTGAAGTCTGGTTGCAATGGCTTGTCTGGAGTTAGTGAGTTGTCATAAATTCTCATTCTGTTATTTGGGTATAAACAAAATTGCCCGTTGCTTAGTTCTAGTAAATTGAATGATTTGTGTTCGGCGGGTTTTTCACTGGTTGAATAATCTACAACATCTGGATCTGCATGATAGTTGTCTATCGTCGCTATGTACTGACCCGTCAATGTTCCGTAATCCCTAGTCAGTATTTCAAAGTCCATTGAAGCTATGAATTGTTTAGTGATAGCCACCACACCATAATCCATGCAGTTCCAAAACTGAAGGTTGTAAAGATCCAGATCTGGAATCGGTGTAACTGGGTCAGAAACGAATGCAGCAATAGGTAACTTGTCATACAAAGCACCATAATCAGGAAGGTAAGTTTCAAAGTAAAAAGCTCTACCCGGAATAGATTTAGCAGTGACCCAAATGCCTTTAACAAACTCTCCATGACCATCCTCATGATCTTTTAGATATTCTTTTCTAACCCATACATCTATGGAAGGCAAGTTTACAATTGATGTAGGCATTAATGCATTGTCTCATTAGTCAATTCACTGATATCTAATAGACGTTCTGACATGTAACTATCATGGTAGTCCCCATAGAAGCTATGATTTCTCATGTGTGTTTCTTTTACAATTTCTCCGTTCTTTATTTTAAGAACAATGAATTGTTGCATGATAACCTTGTCTTCGTCTTCTTTTTCTATTGCAGTTTTAAACGGGCCGTCTTTCATTATACAATACCTTTCGTATATCCGTTGGCTTTTGTATATGTTAGCACATCTTTTCTGTTATCTGCTTCAACAAGAGAGACATGAACCCAACCAGAGTTTGGCTCTATTCCATCCCAACACTCTAATATAAGTTGATCAAAATTTAAATTATTTTCTATATATTTAGCAAGATCATAATTACTTACACCAAATATTTCAATGTCTGCTGCCTCACCTTTACAATGTTGTGAGGTTGCTTTTGATCCAATGGCTTCACACAAAGCTGGACTACGATATCCAGAATTAATCATGACTGGTTTTTTAAAATGATATCTTATGGGTTCAAGAACTAAATGACATAATTGTTCTAATGCCATAATGTGAATTTCATTTGGTTTGTTTTCTATGCCTTTTCTTTCTGCTGTTTGTGATTTTGTAAATTCTATTAAACTAAAGTTCTCTGATAATTTCATGCTGTTCTCCTAGCTATGTCCATGTTTTTTGCTACGTCTGTTGGATTACTTCCAAGGACTGTAGGACTACTTCTAGTCACAGGACTTGTTCTCATGCTTAGAGAATTTGATACCATATCATCTATGTCTATGTCTATATTTTCTTGTTCAACCTTTGGTTCTGGTTTAACAGATGCTGGTGGCGTAAAGTCAAAAAAGTTCATCAAGTCTTCTGAAGCTTCGTTTCCTTTGATTCCAAACAAAGGTTCTTCTTTCAGAGACATTCCTCGTCTTAAAGCTTTCAATCTATTGAGTGCTCCTTGAGGTACACGAATTCCTTTTCTTCGAGCTTCTTCTATCTTCTTTTGACTAGGTGTAAAAGGAAGATATCTGTTTCTTAATATTGCATTTGTTTCTTCTGTACCAAGACCAGCTCTTTTAAATTCTTTTAGTAATCGACTTCTGCTCATACCCAAAGTTTTTAAATCTTCTACATGTGAAGCAAAAGCTCTGAACGCTTTTAGTCTAGCATCATCTGCTCTTTGATAAGCAGTCAAGAATTGATCTCTATCTGCTACATCTAATTTCACTGCTTCGTTAAACAGTGTGGCTGCCGAAGATCTAGCTGCTTTAAATTCTTGAGCTTTAAAATAAGCTACTTTTTTATTATCTATTATCTGAGTATTAACGCCAGTAAAAGCTCGGAATAATTCTGAACCAGTATCATATTCTCTACCTGTTGAAGGTTCTATTGTATCTGAATCAAAAACACCTCTTGCAAATCTTCCTGTCTCTATAGATTTTATGCCTGCAGGAAAGTTACCACCAGCTATTCCAAGTTCAGCACCCACTGGTATTCTCACTGGTACTGCGTTTGGCATTAATGTATTAAATATATGAAC